ATTGTCGTTGTAATATTACCAGCTACTACAGCAACATTACCAGCAGTTACAGCAACTCCAGAGTCAGCGGTAATGAGGCCATTTGAGTCTATTGAGCATATTAATGCATCAGCATTATCTGTTATTAATAATTTCTTCGCACCGGCAGCATCACCAAGTTTGATGGTAACATCATTACCGTGAATCGTTGTAGCTCCAGTTACATTCCCAAGATTGAGAAGTCCTGTTCCGCCTCGTCCAATTGTTGTTGTCAATGCGGTAGTTGTGTTAATTGTTGTTGTTCCAGCAATAGCAGCACCGCCAGCGGTTACTGTTAAACCTGTTCCAATAACAGCAGTTGTTCCAACATCAAATGATGTTCCAGCAGCAAGAGTTGACCCAGAAGCAATTGAAGTTGTTGCTGTAATAGCACCAGTAACAGCAGTTGCTCCAGTTATTGTAGCACCACCAGCAAGTACTGTAAGAATAGCTCCTGAAGTCACTGCTCCGGTTGCTGCTATTGTTGTACTGGCTGCTATTCCGCCAGTTACTGCTATATCACCAATAATACTAGCACCATCTGCAGCAACATGAAGTCCTGCTCCGCTAGGGGTTCCTGTACCGGTTGTGGCTACAAGGCCTGTTCCAGCTGTAACTAATCCAGCAGCAGTATAAGAAGCAGCGGCTGCAGCAGTAGCAATCCATGTATAGCTGTTGGCAGTTATCTTAGACATAAAGAATACAATAGCGGTGGTTTTATTAACCCATATTTGGCCAATTTGACCTTTATCACGAACTGTTGGGTTACGAGCACTAACAATAGGAGGATTGGTAACTGCAACAAGTGCTTGGTTTAAACCATACGCTGTATTAAGAGGATAATTTACTGACATATTTTCTCCTGAAAAAAGGGTTAAATTTTACCGCCATTTACAGAAGCATGCTCTCATGCGGATAATGTTTCAAGAATTAATAATTATCCTGTACATTTACACATAATATGGTAAACTATAATTAGTTAAATAACACCTACAAATAGGAGGATTAATGGAAGAAGTTAAAGAAGTATCTGATGTAAAGAGATTGGTAGTTGATGTACCACGCGGCTTGCATAATGAGATTAAAACACAAGCCACGTGGAGAAATATAACGATTAGAAAGTATATAATAGGCGCTGTCTTAGAGCGTATAAAACGTGAGGAACAATATAAATGATACTAACAATAGTAATAATAGTAATAATCTTCTTTCTCTTGGTACCTACCCCTGAAATAGATAACGGTGACTATGATGAAGACCCTAGAGGATATTAAGATTATTTATTCATTTTTTTCTTCTCTTCATGTTTATACATTCTATCCAATTTCTCTGAATTCCTAATAAATGCTCTCTTACTCTGATTTGCAGCTGCTTTAATAGTATCTATGTATACTTCTCTTATTTCTTTATTTTTAAGCAATACTCGCATCGCTTTCATTGGTTCTTTATAAGTTCCTTGTAAAATCATTGTTATAGCTCTGCTCCAATGTATTTTATCTGACATGTTCTCTCTAGCAAAATCAATCGCCTTCTTCATTTCTTGCTGTCCAGCGTAAAGATCTTCCATCCTAGCTAAAGATACTATTCCTTCTGGATTAGTCTCTCCTGCTGTATTGATTGGTTCTGATATAATATCATCTAGTTGTTTAACATATCTCCTACTCTCTTTAGGAAGATGTGCCTGCCCTGATACTTTAGGATAATACGAAAGTTTAGTATTCTCCCTTAGCTCTTGTCTCGCATTTATCAACTCATTAACACTAATGCTACCTTTTCGGTCTGCAGTCCTACCTAATCTCTGTACTGCTCTACCGGCTAAATCACCAACTTGTTCGGTAAACGGAGAAAGAGGTATTCTATGGGTCCTCTGAAATTTTTCAAGTTTCTTTATTGTTTCATTAATATTTTCTTCTTGCCCAGCAAATGCTGACTTGTAGTGATTACTCTCATGTGTTATAAGCTTTGCTATTTTATCCTTTGTTCCATAAGATCCAGCAGTAAGCATAAATGCAGCTTTAGTTAATCCTTTAATACCTTCACCAGCTCCAAAAAAATCAGCTACATTCTCTCCTGTATATCCAGCTGCTGTTAAACCCAATGCTCTACCTAACGAAACTTTACCAGCAAACGGAAGCCATATCTTTGAAGCCATTGTTAATCCTTTTGGAATTGCTAACTTCCCAAGCCCAGCTACTGCCTTTGCAGGAGACATTAATGCTCCAATTAAGCCTGTAACATTTGCCCAAGCACTCTGTAATTCAGTTTCTGGCTCTGTATACCCAGAAGTTATCTTCTTAGCTACTTTTGCGACCTGCTCCATAGTTGGCAATCCATAAAATTCTGGATTCTCTTTTTGCCATTCAGAATAGCTACTAGTTCTACCGCCAGTAGCCCATTTAGCAATATCAGCGCCTAAAGAAATTAAAGAGCCTGTTCCACCAAGCAAAGGCTCAATAACACCTTTTTCAGCTGCTATAGCTGCATATTTTGGTACTTGTCCTAATGGAGATTCATACCAAGGAGCTTTTTTTTCTTCTTCTTCAGGGTTAAGTAAATTATAAGTATTTTTATCCTGTTGATTTTCTATATTTCCTTGGGATACTGACTTTAAGCCGTGTTTATTTATAGATTCTGCTATTTTCTTAAAGTCACGATTAACTAATTGCTCTAAGGCTTTAGGTTGTTCTCCATCATTTTCTAATATTTTTTCATCAGTTAAATTTGCATAAGCTCTATCGGATTGTGCTTGTGCTTCTAATCTATTAAGGATTCCGTGTTGAGATTCCTTACTATAAGTCAAAGAAGGTTTAATACCTCTCATAAAATCTATTTTAAACTTAGTTGATGGCCCAGTTCCCTTAAGCATATCGTTAACCATTTCTTCAATTGCAGAAAAATATCTCTGCGTTTCAGTATTCTGAAGAACTAATGGCTTATACCCACTCATACCGAATGCAACCTTACCAGTATCTAACATTTCTCGCGCTGAATTAACTTTTGCGATAATTCCATCACTTTTATCTTTTAATGCTCTAACTTCTTTAAGAAAAGGTTCGTTACTTTTATCTATATGTTGCTGTTTTGCAAAGGAAAACTCTCTTTCCTTAAATCCTTTGCGTTCTTCATATTCTCTAACCTTTTCAAGATAGTTTGCCTTAGTAACCCCATCCCCTCTTGTCTCAGATCCCCTTATATTTATTGGAAACTTTCTAGGTTCAGTTTGTCTAGGAGCTTCTTCACTAATCATAGGGATAGGAAGATTATTAGAGTATTGACTAGGTTCCTGAGGTTGTTGCTGTTGTCCAATATCTTGTCCAAATTGATTATATGGAGCTAATAGATTAGATAAACTACCAAATTGGTTAGGTTGAGCTCCTGATGTATTCACTCTAGGCTCATAACTTAAGTTATCTCCTGGAGGTGGATACATACTTTTAACTGATTGTTGTCCTTGTTGTGGGCTTTGCATTGCTGCTGCAATAGCCATTGGTTGGCCTTGTCCATTATTCATATTGCTAGCAACAGCTTGCTGAGGTTGGCTTTGTTGAATAGACTGGTCTGGAGCAAATAACTGCATAAGTTTCTCTTGAACTTCAGGCTTATGCGCCATCATTCCTATAAGTTTAGCAGCTTGAGGATCAAAGTTTCTTTCTTCAAGAATCCTGGACCATTCAGAAGCTGTTTTTTGACGCATTCTTTCTTCATGTTCTTCCTGCTTGCGCTGAAGAATATCATTAATTTTTATATTTGCGTATTGACCCAAAGCACCACTTAGACCTTGTCCAACACCTTGTCCCATAGCACTACCAATAGAAGAACCAGCCTTAGTAGCTCTATTACCATAATCTAATACTTGTAGCATAACGTCTCCTTATAAACCCATCAATAGAGGTAATAATTTCATCAACCCTTCTGCTCCACCACCCATAGCACGTCCTGCAAAGTTAGGTAAAAAACCACTTTGCGCAGGTCTGAATTGTGTTGAGAACTGAGGCTGTAAAGCCATTTGCAATTGCTGCATTAGATTACCTTGCTGCTGCATCCCGTAACCTTGCCTCATTGATGCTAAATTTCCCTCAAGACCAGCTCCTGCCTGCCCTAATGATCCTGCAAATGCACTAGATCTTTGACCACCACCTGAACCCATCTGAGAGAATCTTTCTGCAATCCCTGGAACAGTTTGCTGTTGAAATCCTTGTCTTGCTTGTTGTTCTATTGGAGCAAAATCAAACTTATTGCCTTGCAAACCTTGCATGGATGATCCAAGTAATTGCTGCAATGCGGTCATTTGCTGTGGGTTGAAATTTGGGGTCTGAGTTGTTCGCTCCTTAGTCCCCATAAAGAAATCGCCAAATCCTGACATAATGCGCCCCTATGATTTTAAATATTCTAAAACTACATACGTTGTTGTGTAATCACTATAATCAATTGCCGTCGTTATTATAAGATTATTAGCATCAACGGCTATAGATATAGAATTATTTACCGTACTAGAAGCATACGGCAAAGGTAAAGCACTAAATGTTGGATGAACAGCGTTCGGATTAGCCTGTCTAGTAGTACATCCATACATACGAGTAAAGGTTGCTCCTCTGTTAAGAGTTATTCCATGAGCATAGCTTTTAGTAGTAGCATTAGGCAGTGCTCCAAAATCTATAACCTTATTATAAACCTGACGATGTTCTGGTGTAGAACTAGTAGAAGAGTCAAGGGCCTTATTGGGGAAGAACGCCTGGCCCTTGACCGTTTCCGCTGTTTCATAATTAGAAGATTCTTTGTTGTTAATAGTCACCGCCATACGGTTGAGGTTCTGATACATGCGTACTAGAAGCTCCTTAAACTCTGGCTTAGTTACATCTACTTCTTTTATTTCTGTTACGTCCCATACTTGAGTCGTTGGTAGAAACGTCCCAGCACTATTATTAGCCATATTATTCCAATCTACTAGAAGGTTTTAGATGTAAAATTAACCCTTCAAGTGAAAATGCTTCTTGAGTTATTGCTGGAACTAGCATCTGTTCATCACTTAACTTAATATTTATCTGAACGCCATTTCCATCACCTTGAAAATAAACAGAATGCCAAAGTCTATCCTGATAACCCTCAGAAGTAACAATAGTATATGGTGATGTCTCTAAAACATTCGTTCCTAGCGTTGTCCCACTAGCTAAACCATCAGTAAGAAGAGATATTCCAGAACTAGAAGCAAAGTAATCAACAGTCACGGCTCCTGTAGATGTTCGCTCAACACAAAAATCTATCTTGCTAAGCTCTACGTTCTGGCCCTTATCTATATATGGATTCCACTGCTTAGATTTTATATTAATCCTTGATACTCGAGTAGCAGACGCTCCGCCAAGATAAACGCCAGTAAATGGTTTATCGCCGATGGTTATAGTATTTACCGTAGCAACTGAGACTCTATAGTTATTCTCATTAAGATCTAATGAAACAACCCCAGTAACAAGTCCATTTTTTATATATATATAATCACCATCATGTAATGAGTGATTTTCTATAGTTAATGTTGTTGTATTGGCAGCATAAGCTATATCGGTTATCTGCATAACAGGAGCATTAGTATTTCTAGTAGAATCAGCTATAAATACGTAACCTTGTTGGTTTCCTGCAAGTACAGACCTAAAATCAGCCTGAGAAATACCAGATACCCAAGTTCTTTCAGTTGCAGTCCACGAAAAGTCAGCATTAGCCCATACAGTATCATCTTGCTGCTCAAAATACCCAAAGCACGTTATACAATCATCATTCATAGCCCATGAATCATTCTTATAGTTATAAACGAGCACCTTGTTAGGAAATATATTAGATAATGCATCACACCCAACTTGTGGTAATGTCCAATAAACAGCTTCAGTATAGAAATCCCTTATGCCATTTATGCGTTCTATGCCATTATTCTCACCGCGTATATCAAATATCTTATTAGGGATTTTCGTGTCTATACGCTCAACGTTGCCACCACTACAGGCATGTATGCCAACATTACCTATAGTTAAGATAGCCTTGTCGAATGCAACTGATGAAAACGTAGCGTCAGAGCCTAGTTCGGTGTTAATCTTTTGCCATACAAATGGTTGAACCTGGTTTCCAGTATAGGCCAATTCCCAAGTAGACCTTTCAAAGTACACAATAAGTCTGTCTTTAATAAACTCAGCACTTATTATTTCTTCGTCAGTTGATGCATCTATCCATCCAGCTCCATCCCATCCAGCTTGATTATGCTCAAGCCAAGCAGAACCACCAGAAGCATAGAAGTAAAGATCTGCAAGTGGAGCGGCAGCTACAAAGTTATATGCTCCAGTTGTTATATTAAAAGTATATGTAGTAGCTTTCCATGTTGATCCAGATCTAGCCATTACTTGAACACCAGCAGCGCCAGTAGTTACCGTAAATACTTCGTTGCCAATAGTATACATCTGACCTACCTTGCCAGCTGTGGCCCCTCCAGCAAGCGTTCCAGCTAAAGCTCCAGTAGCACTTGTTGTCCCTATTTTCACAGGAGACGCTGGAAAGGGAACTCCGTTATGTGAATACCTGCAACGAGCTGGATAATGTGAATTTGTCGTTGCTGTTGAATTTGTTTCTATTGTGTTTAATAGGATAAGTCTGTCTTTAAAAGGAACTATTATCCTACAAGTCTGAACATAGTTACCAGACCCTGCAGTTAAAAACTTAGGTTTAAAAGCCGTCCAGGTAGTTCCATCAAATGAATAGATTGGATCATCACCAGCTCCTGGTGCACCCGATTTTACAGCGTTATAATTTGTAACAAACAACTGAACAAGTGAGGTATTAGCTCCTTCCCAGTTAGTTGCCCAAAAGAAATTGGAGTTATTACCCTTCCATACAGCTGTTCCTATACGAATCCATGACCCGCCAGAGTACTTATAAGCAAACTGTGTATCAAACGCATAGGCGTCATGCTGTATAATTGCTCCCTGCTCATAAAGAGTGATCCCCATAATAGGTTCAGCTGGGTAAAAGAATATCTGAGTACTAAGACTAGCACCTGCAAAAACAAAAACTCCAGATGTTGTATCAAATGTCATAGTAGTTGAAGATCCAGTTGTAAGCATAGTCGAAGGTATTCCAAGTGAGGAAACTGTGAAAATTTCTTCACCTATTGAAAATGCCTGACCTACCTTAAACTTTGAACCTGGTATCGTACCCGTTGCACTACCAGCACCGTCAGTAGTTCCAACTCCTGAGCCTCCAGTTAAAGCTATACGAGCACGAGAAAACAGTGGAGCAGTTATATCAGAAGTAGAACCAGTACCAGTAAGTCGTCCGCCAAATCGCTTCCTAACGCGTCCACGAAAAACATACACGTTATCTAATTGCTCATATGCATCATCTGCGATAAGCCAGTTCTTCAAATCTGTCTGTAATCCGGTCTGGATCGGAGCTATAAGGAAACGATCGTTTGCCATCTTAGTATCCTATAGCAAAAACGTTAACCGTGATCGCTCCCTTCCATGCGCTTTTTCTTTGCACATAAACATGTGAAACGCCTGCTGAGATACCCCCATCAGTAGCGGTTACTATTGAATCTTCTATTGCTCCAGCTGGAAGAGTAAGTGTTGTAGCCTGACAGCTAAGATATGTACCAAAGCTCATAGCAAGTGGAATATTAACACTAGTGCCATTTTCAGCTATATTTCCAGAGCCCCATTGCATAATTATCCCAGAGGGTAGAATAGTGCATCCAGGGTTAGCTTTTACTGCATAACTAAACTCAGCAGAAGTACCATCACTTGGTTTTCTTAAAAATAAACTTGTTGTCCCACCAGTCCCTGCCTTAGCGTAAATAGCTAATTCTGTTGCAGCAGTAGACTTATCGGCTCCCTGTAGCGTAAATGTCGCACTCTTGTGCTTGCCTTGATCAGCTATATTGAATTCTTCGTGATCAACTGCAACAAATGTATTAATCTCAGTAAAGTTACCGTTAATATCTGACTGAGAAGTTGAAAGTTTGTCCGCAGCTAGCGGAACATTAGATTGAAAAGCCATCTAGTCACCTCTTAAAAGTTATCCCCACCAAACCCGCTGGATAAATTTATCTGTTCTGTATATATAGTCGATGTTCGTTCTTTAGACTGATTCATAATCGTACGTCTAAGCACGAGCAACTCTTGTTTCTTATACTCAGGCATAATCCCTTGAATTGAAGCTATATCTTGTCGATCTTCAAATACCTTCTTACATGCACCATATGCTATATATTGCCACCATTCAGCTAAATCTGGAGACTGAGAAGTGCTTAATAGCTCAGTAGGCCTAATATATGCTTCTAGCTCAACTTTATATGGTTGGTCTGGAATTGGGCGAACAACAAAAGAATCATTGAAATATAGCAATGCTGTCGGCCTAGAAACAACATACGGAAGAGTTTGACTCTTAACATCAGAACCAGACTTAGGAGCATGTAGAAAGCTAAAAGTATACACTCCAGTGATATAGTTTATTGACCCAACGGTAGCAGTAGTTGAAGCATCAATAAGTGAAGCTGAGTTTAGTCCATATGCCGGTAAATCAATAACTGCCAAACCAAGACCACTTGTATCGACACTACTAAACAAAATATTATCGCGCAAAACGGGTATGGATGTAAGAGTTCCTGCAAAAGTTGTAGTAATTCCATCACCGATTCCAATGGTTGCTATGCTATTTGTTTTAGGATAAATGCCATAAAATTGTTCTTGAGATTGAGACATGAACATCGTATATCCAGCAATAGAACAATAACTACCTACTGAAGTATACTTATTCTTAAAGTTATAAAGCGGATGCGTTGATGGAGTAGTAACTGTTGAATACGTATCAACATAAGGTTCAGTATAGAACGAAAAATTCTGACGCAATGAAAATAGTTTTAAATGCTCTGGAAAGTCATACAAAATAAAAGTATTTATGTAATCGTCCAGTTCTGCATCTGTTAATTGCGTTGGTGAAGGGCTTCGTGATAGCCTTCTAATTTTTGTTCTTATAACGTTTAGTGTCGAAAGTGTATTGTCTGGCATACTACTCCAAGTTTATTAGTGCGTTCCTATTATTTCTTTAGCCGCCAATGCCAATGCAATCCATCTGGCCGTGCATTTCCAATTATCATAAAAAACTTAAGGTCACCGTCATATGTTTCATAAACTATAAACTCTGGTAGCCCTTCATCTTGAACATATTCCATCTCATATTCTTCATATGTATGTATATGTTTCGTTGTTTGACTACTATCCATACAGTTAGAATATGGAGTAATTCCAGTGAACATAAATATAGTTAAAATAAGGCCGAAAAGATTCATGTTAGTTACCTTTTTCAATATAATCTACCGTCACAATCTGCTTATCATTAAAGTTAAAGTCTTCTATATCTACAAACTCTAAACTCTGAAATCCAAATCGTCTTACTTTTTGCCCTACCTTCATAGAAGGCTTTCCAGCCTCTGTCTGTGTATGAACATGTACTGGGTACCATCCGTTCTTATTTAGATGCTTAGCAACCCCAAGTGGGATACTATAAACCTCTCCATCAACAAAGTCATAACGTTCTACTGGGTCTTCCTTATATACCTTAAAAATAAAGCTCATCGATCCACCTTCTACTTCGTAGAAACGGAAGATACCCTTAACCATCTCGCGGTCTTTATCACGTTGATACTTAAGGTTAGTCTTTATATTGTCTTTATTAATCTTATCCGAAAGTGCCATCTCTTCTCCTTTATGATTTTGAGAGGGGAAATGCTCCCCTCTCTTACAATTACTACGTATTAGATAAATGTAGCAAATGATTTGCCAGCGCGCCATTTAATTACGTCATTTGCAACACCAGTAGGCGTTCCAGATACCGCACCAAGGCTACCAAGCGTGATTCCAATAAAGCCAACATTTTCAGTTGCACTAGCAAGAGAAGTTACTACTTCTCCAACAGGCATAACTTCTGCAGGCGTGAAAGGAACAACAGCAGGCAATGGGAAATTAAATGCTGTATAACCAGTTGTATCAATATTAATAGAGAATGTTCCAGCAGTTAATACAGTTATCGTAGCTACTTGACCATTAAGCTCAGTCATGCCGCATATTGAAGGAACACTCATGCGAATGATTTGACCAGTTATATAACCATGATCAACAAGCGTAGTTACAACACCAGCAGCAGCAGCTGTGATATTAGCAATTACTCGTCGGCCAGGCGTAAACAACTTATACGTTGCAATATCAGGAGCTATCATTTTCATGAATCCTGCTCCATTAACAACACCAGGTGCTGTAGCTAACGCATTTGTTACCGTTACGCTTGTATTAGCAATAACCGTACCTGTAAAGTCAAGACCGTTGATGTTCGTATGAGCGCCACCATATATCCTATAAACAGCACCAGTTGTGAAAGGTGATGTTGCAGCAATAGAATAAACAGGAGCAACTACGTTTGTACCAGCTGTTACCGCTAATGTAGTACTTGAAGAAACTGAACTATCAATAGGAGTAAATCCAGGTCGTGATGCTACACCATTAAAGCCAATAAGTCCTGTTACTGAGTGAATTGCGTTAGTAGCTGCACCATGATAATGAATTATGTGATCGCCCGTTGACATTTCACGCTGCCAGTAATGGTACGTTGAGTCCCATTGCGTTGTTCCAGCAGTCGTGGTTAGATTCCATGTTTCCATCCAGTCAATGTCAGACCTTAAAACTATAGTCTTAGCCACACCGGTAGAAGTGAAATAACCTTGTTGAATGATTGTGTTATCAGCCATTATATCTCCTTAATTAAGCTAGTGTCGCGCGTAGGTTAATAATCCACAAATCGTTGCATATGCGTGGGCATGTTGCAAATTTGTAACCAACAGACGAGTTCAATGCAAGCGGTCCATCATAAATCGATGGATGATAGATAAAGCTAGCACTGTATCCATCTTGCTCGATTGTTGCATATGCTTCCATACCAACACAGAAGATATTATAAGTATCCGCATTAAGTGCTGAAGCAGCTGCATTCTTTGAACCAATTGAACTTACCAAGAAACGCAAGTTACCAATAGATCCCCATTCTGATTTCAATGCATTCATAGGTGCTGGATATTGGTTCTTATGAATGAACCCTTGTACAGCATCAAGATTGCCTGTCATCTTTGTTGAGCAAAGCCCAAAAAACGCATCTCTTACAGGTGCTGTTCCAAACTTGTCTTCACCTTCGATGTTATCCGTTATCGTGTTAGCATCGTTGTCAAGAAGTTCACGAACAACCAAATCAACGTCTGAACGTGTCAATTCAGTTGGATTATCCGAATCTTGTTACTTGTTAACTTAAACACCCCGTGATACGCTTATCGAATGAAAAAAAATGCAAAACAAGCTAATCATGCATATATTGATGTAGATAAAGGTATCAAAAGTTAATATTTAAGCGGGTAATCATTTCTGTTACCTCTCATAGTTTCCTATGAGGCCCGACTATCGCATCCTCTTTCGAGGTCTCTGAATTTAGTCTGTCAGGCTGCACGGCTTTCACCTGCTTGCCCCCTGTTGCCTTCGCCATGACGCGGTCAGGGATCCAAGTCAATTATCAGAGATTTTAAAACGGCAATTTTAATGACAACCGTTTACACCGCCTGTGCAGTTAATGAAACTTGCTGTTGATGCAAGCATGTTTCGCGTGAGCTGATCTTCGGTTTGTCTTAATGATACTCCGAGTCTTGTTGCAGCTTCGTTCAAGACTGGATCTAGACTCTGCAATGTAACTTGTTCATTTATTTGCACGAAGGTACCATAAAAACTAAGCTTTGCCTCAATGTCAACAGCTGTTAGCAATTGTCCTGGAGGAGTTACGCCTGTATTTCCTAGCGGTACCATAGCTGTCGATAAAGGATTATACCTTCTCATAACCAATGTATTTCCACCATTCCTAGGCATTTTTTTTAACATTGCTGGAATCTTGTGGATCATATTTGGAACAGCTACGCTAAGTAGCTTATAGCTGAAAGATTGTTGAACTGCGGCTGGCAACACAGTAGTAGTTGTAATAGCCATAATAAAACTCCTTAATCTTAAAGTTAATAGACCTTCATGTTTATACATACATGATGTTATGAACATGAGAAGTCAAAACTATACAATTAAAGTTGACGAGACTTTGATACGTCGAGAAGTGGTTTGCGAGACCACGTTACGCAGACGAGACTAGGCGAGCATCTCGTGATAACGCCTGAATACTTAGTATACGCTTTTACTAAAAAGTAATAAACAATATAAAGACCGGATATCGTTAAGCAAGATATCCGGTCTTTAGTGCTCACATAATCAGGATATAAATAAAATACTTAGTCCTTAGGACCAAAGATTTTATGCCACATCTCTTTTGCCCAGTCAAAAACCACTACGAGATGATGATAGGTTTCTACCAACCAATCTCTAACGAGTTCAAATACAGGCTTAAGGGCTAGCAATAAATTCTTTAATAAATCATACCATTTTGCAGCTTCATCCATAAGGTTAGTCATCTGCCCGATGCCTTTTGCTATTAGATCAGCTCCCTTAACATTATGTGCAACCAACTGGTTGATAATGGCAAGGGTTGTTTCTTTTAGCGCACCGGCTAGTTGGACCTGTGGAACAGCTTCCATAATTTTATCCTTTCATAGTTACTAAACCTACCAACAATTATATAACTAAAAAAATTATCATCTATAATACTAGCGGTTTTTTCTAGCCTCGGCCATCTCTTTTCTAAGTTGAACCTGAAGCTCAGGAGTAAGACCATTGGCAAACGCATTAGCTTGAGATAGCGGACTATTACCTTGCTGTGGAGATACACTTGCTAATGGTCTAGGTTTAGCAGCATTCTTTGTAGCTAACGTACGATCAGATAAATAAGTATCCTCATTGTAGAGGCCAGATTCTTTAATTTTCCTATAAGCTAAAGCCGCCTTAGCTCTAAAACTAGTAGAAGTATCTATTACTTCAGCAAAGTCTTCATCAATTGCCCTTAGGGCATCCATATTCTCCTTAGTAACGACTTTATCTATATCTGGATACTTAGCCTTAAGGATAGCTTCTTCGCTCATTGCGTGGGATGCTTGTTTAAATGAACTAAGCTCATTACGTAACTTAGCTATCTCTTTCGTATACTTACGATCGATCTTGCTTAGGTGTTTCCCCTCAACAATATCTTCATCATCTAACTTTAGAACTTCTTCTACTTCTTCTTCTTGTTGTTTTGGAGAACGATACGATTCAACCTGCCGTAACGCTGCATCACGTTCACGCTCAATCTGTCTGTTCTTTTCCACCAAAGCACGGAAGTTATCCCTCTGCGTCTTAACCTGCTTCTCTTGCATAGGCTCTTGAGGGGCTTCAACCCCTTGAGAGACCTCAACCTCTTGAGAGGCTACAGCCTCTTTAGAGGCTACAGCTGATTCAAGCGCTGTCTCTTCTTGTCCTTGAGCTGCTTGCTCTGCTGCTTCAGATTGTTGGGTTTGTTCTAAATTTTCAGTTTCTTGCATCTTCTCTCCTTTGATTTAAGTATCTAATTTTATTGAACTAGCATATTAGATTTTAGCTCTTCGCCGTTCAGCTTCTTTGATAATTTGTATAGTGTGCTATCTGCAAACTGTAGTACAAAGTTTAATAACTCGTACTCCGATGGATCTACTAACGCTCTTTGCTCCACGAACATCATACACGCATCTTTAGATGGGATAACCCATAATAAATCCAACCTATCATCTTCTTTAATATATTGATACACGGTCTGATCATAATCAGGTGTAGGACAGGTAGAACGTGCAAAGAAGTAGTTACGCAACACGTTTTGCATAACCCTCTCTTTCTTAGTTATTACAACTACGAAAAAATTATTAGGGTAATCATTACGAGAAACGCGCACACACCCATCAATATTATCGACATATTCGCCATGCATAGCCCTTTCTAAAGCTATAGGATCAGTGGTGTCTGGCATTTTATTTAAAAGCTCAGACGATATCTTACCAACCGTCTCCCGAGTCTTTATCTTTGGCATCAAACTCCCTAAACCTTTTTAAAATTTGTTCCATTATTTTCTTCATCTTATTGCATAAGATCATATACAAAGATAACATACCATCCTAACTATCTATAAAGCTAAAACAACTCATACAGCCGTTATGAATTTTAGGGTAAACATAACGGCTGTGTAAGGAAATCTTAAAACGAAGTCTCATCGAGACGAAGTCTCATCGAGACGAAGTCTCATCGAGACGAAGTCTCATCGAGACGAAGTCTCATCGAGACGAAGTCTCATCGAGACGAAGTCTCATCGAGACGAAGTCTCATCGAGACGAAGTCTCTTCAAAGTCTAAGCGCTTGTCTCTATCGCTCTTCTTAACGCTACTAGAATCTTTGACAATCTTTTTATGTTTTTTACCTAGCAGTGCGTCAGAGATCTTCTGGCATTTGTCGTTAGTTCGAAGCATAATAGGCATATTAGGCCTTATTTCTGTGCTTATTCATCTTCGCTATATCTGCACTAATCTGAGCATCAATACCTTTTTGGGTATCATCAATTACTTCCTTCAACCCAGCTTGAGTACTGGTATAAGTCTTACGAATTGCTTCTTCTGGCATATTAGCAAAACCACGTTGTTTGCCCATCATCGCGCCATCAGCTGCTTCTTGCTTGCTTTTACCATTCATGCCTTCATAAAAGCCTTTAGAATAAAACTTTGCCATCATTGACTCCTTTGGTAGAAACTACGGACCCTATAAAAGAACCCATAAGGTTAGACCTCTAACTACCCACACTAGGTAGCTTCTTATAACTTTTAAGTAACCGCGGTACAGGCTTCTTCTTCATGCGCCTCTTCTTTGTTACCATAACCAACTTAATATATCGCTTATTATCTTCTTCGCATTCTTTGTTGAAGCTTTCTATATTATTAAGCACCGCATTCTTAATTTTTCTTATTATTTCAAGCATCCTACTAAACCATTTCCTGTTGCTGCGCCTCTTGAGGCTGCGCCATTTGTGGCTGCGCTACTTGTTGCTGCGCTACTTGTGGCTGCGCCATTTGTGGCTGCGCCATTTGTGGCTGTTCCTCTTGAGATTGGATTGCGTTACGAGATTCTGCTTCTTGTTGTTTAACTATCCCTAAAATCTTCATAACCTTGTCTATATGGTCATAATCCATACCATCAAGTTCTTTAATAGCTTTAACCAGATCTAATGTAGCAGCATCTTCTTCACGAGCAGCCGATGCAGTTCTTTCTATAGCTAATGCTTTATTTTCTTTTATACGGCTTAAACGCTCAAGACCAAGGCCCTGATCAGCGATAGAGCGAGACTTGGCTAATTCAGTCTGCGCTGCAAGTAATTGAACTTGCGCCTGTTGTTGTTGCTGTTGTGCTTGCTCTTGTGCTTGTCTTGCTTCTGAAATCGACTTGAGTAGTTTTGACTTATCTTGGATAGTGCATGCTTCAAGTAAGATCTCATCTGGAATAGGCACACCTGTTTCTTTAAGTTGTAATAGTTGTACGAACTGCATCTGCTTCTGGGTGGTGGTGTTTAGACCTTCTTCCACTGCAGCGTCATATTTACCAAATGCTTTATTGTAGAACTGCTGTGTTGGTTCTTGTTCTACAATGCGCTTAACCTTACCAGGAGCAAAATTGTTCTGGATTATCTCAAGGATAACCTTCCCTAAA